GTGTAGATTTATCAAAACAAGGGTTAATATTTACATAAAATGGCACACGAGAATAGAAAAGCAGCTTTGTTAAAGAAGCATGGGTTAAGTGGAGTCAATAAAGCAAAACGTACACCTAATCATAAAACAAAGTCGCACATAGTCCTTGCACAAAAAGGGCATAAGATAAAGCTAATAAGATTTGGTCAACAAGGTGTGAAAGGTGCAGGTAAGAATCCTAAGACTGCAAAAGATAAAGCACGTAAGAAATCTTATTATGCTAGACACTCAGCACAAGACCCTAGTCCAGATATTTTTTCTGCTAGGTATTGGGCTCACAAAGTAAAATGGTGATTTAAAAATGGTTAAAAATAGTAAAACTTCTGCTCAAATGGGTAGAGAAAATAGACAAAAGATTATCAACGCACTTAAAAAAATATTTCGTTTTGATAAAAATATAACAAAAGCGTTAAAGGATAGTCCAAAAGAAACAGTTAAAAAGTTAGCAGATGGAACATTTGATAAAGGGGTGAGTACAAAACAAAAAACTAATAGAGTAATTAATGACATAGTAAGTAAAGATAAAAAAGAAATGCCTATAAAGGACCAACTTTCAAGTATATTTTCTACAAGTAGAAACCCAAATGTTGCAAAGGACTTGACACCAATAGCAAAAAAACCTAAAGTAAAATCTTCAATGACACAAAAAGAAGCTGCTAGAAAAAGAAAAAGCCTTTTACAAACAAGCAGAAAAACTCCTAATGTAAGTATAACGATTGCTTCTATAGGTATTCCAAAAAGTAGACCCGAAAAACCAAAATCTAAAAAACTAGAAAAGAAAAAAACCCCAACTAAAAAAACACAAACGCTAGTGTATTTAAAATCAGGCAAAAAAGGAACAATCGCACAACGATTGGCAGAGTTAGATAAAGAGAAAGCATTAGAAAAAGTAAAAAAATTAGCACAAGCATCTCTTAAAAAGAAAAAAACGAGGAAGGCATAATGGCAAAAGTAGAAGAAGGTGAAATTGTTAATACAGTAGAAGAAGCAAAAACTGTTTTAAGAAATCCTGATAAATATAGTGTACAACAAGTAAAAGATGCAAAAAACCTTATGGATAGGTTTGCTACACTTAACCAAGAATCCAATAGAACAAAAATGGCTGATGGTGGCATGGCAAGTGGAAAGAAACATATGTATTTAAACGCAGGAGCTGCCGTAGTGGATAATTTACCAAATAAAGGTACAAGAGCATTAGCTAAAACAGCGAAAGGCAGAGAAGCATTAAAAAATATGGGGTTACTTAAATAAGTGACATATAAAAGAAACTATCAAAAAGAGTATGCGAATGAAACACCTGCACGTAGACAAAAACGTGTAAACAGAAACTTTGCTAGAAAACAAGCTATGAAGCAAGGACTTGTAAGAAAAGGTGATGGAAAAGATGTACACCATGTAGGAGGTAACGCATTAAATAGAAATAGTAAACTTAAAGTTGTTCCTGCATCTGTAAATAGGTCATTTAGTAGAACAAAAACTGCTAGAAAAAGATTTGCGTTTTCATAATGAGAAGAGTACCTAGAAAAAAAGGACAACCAAGAAAGTCTAAAAAGCATAGCGACCTTTATACAGATGAAGACCCAAAAGGCACAATACATGGATTAAAGTTTGCTACAGTAAAAGATGCTAAAGAATCCGTAGCAAAAATAAAAAGGTCAAATAGAACACACGCACATAAAACACAAGCTGCGATTGCAATGGAACAACGAGCAAAAGCTGCAGGTAAACTTAAAGCAGCAGCAGTGTATAGAGCATTTATAGAAGAACAGAAAAAGAAAACAAAGAAACGTGCATCCAATAGAAGTTGATATTAGAAATTGGTCTAAAAACTTTTTAGAAATACCAAGTGATAAATTAAATGGATTACCTCCTTGTCCTTATGCAAAAGATGCTTGGTTAAAAAATAAAGTAAAGTTTGATATTAACACTGGGTTTGAAGGTTTAACAAAACAAATTAAAGAGTTTGATAATCACAAGTATGATATTGTAATATGGGCTTGTGATGAAGATATACCTGAAATGCAATATCTTGACGGATATTGTGACGGAATCAATGAGGTTTTGTCTGTACTAGGCAAAGATATGCACTTGATGGTATTTCATCCTGACTTTGACGCTATTACTGCAGGGTTAGAGTTTTTGGATGATGGTGGCATAACTAACCAAGAGTTAGAGTATGCAATGGTGTTTGTGCAGAGATTATCCACACTTGATGATGCTGCACTTAGTTTGGAAAAGTCTGGATATTATCAGTATTTTCCAAAATGGATATATCAAAGTCTAGTAGTAGATAGAAGGAGATTAAGAAATGCCGGGTCACAACAAGAAAGCAAAAATGGCAAAGAAAATGCGTGGAGGAGGAATGATGAAACCCAAAAGAATGATGGGTGGTGGTATGGCTAAAATGGCTAAAAAGAAAAAGATGATGCGTATGGGTGGTATGGCTAAAAAGAAAAGATAGTGCCGAAACTTGTTCGTTCAACATATATTCCCAAGAAGCGTATTCGCAGACCGGGAAGACATAAAAAGAAGGTTAATAAACGTGATAAAGTTAAAACACATTGGGCATAAGCTATCAAGAAAGTTTATTTATTATCTTGGATTAACCTTCTTGTATATGGGAAAACCTTTTTCAAAAATAGGTAATTGGTTTTGGAGAAAGCACAGAGATATACTTGACACATTAGACTAACGGAGATAATATATAAAATGGTAGTCGCAGAAGTTTTGACAGGAATAGCTTTAGTAAAACAGGCTACCGACTTTATCAAACAGAATATAGAAACTGCAAGAGATATAGGCGATATTGCAGGAGAAATAGATAACTTGATAAAGGGAGAGTCCGAAGCACAAAAAGCAAGATTTAAAAAATCAGGAGGGTTTTCTAATTTTGATACAGAATCTGTAGCACAAGAAATCATAGACGCTAAGCTAGCTGCCGAGAAGCTCAGAGAGGTGGCTGTAATGGTGGACCTCAGATTTGGAAGTGGAACGTGGGCTGGTATTTTGGCAGAACGAAAGAAAAGAATAGAAGAACAAAAAAGAATACTTGCCGAAGAGAAAAAACAACGAGCAATAGAAAGACAAGAGAACATAGATTTTTTTAAGATGATAGGTGGAGTAATAGGATTAGTATTAATTGTTTTAAGTTTAGTTGCCGTTATGATATTAGTAATGTCTAAACCTGCATTATGATAGAAAAAATAGCAACATACTTTTTACATTTTTGTACTATTATTGTAACATTATATCTTATATATGCAATAGGAATGGCAACATTAAATACAATATGTGATTGTGCAAGAGATTATAATAATTGGTGGGAGTTTAAATGGCTTTAAAAAGTCCTCAAATAAGTTTAAAAAAATGGTCAAACCAAAAATGGAGAACCAAGTCAGGTAAACCTTCTGCTAAAACAGGAGAAAGATATTTACCTGAAAAAGCTATCAAAGCATTAAGTCCTGCAGAGTATGCTGCAACAACAAAAGCAAAACGAGAGGGTACAAAAAAGGGTAAACAATTTGTAAAACAACCTAAAAGTATTGCAAAGAAAGTAAGGAGATTTAGATAATGGCAACAATAAAAGCAAAAAGAACAATTAAAAAAGTTGCAGGTAAATTAAAAAAAGCTAGTAAGGCACACGCAGGTCAAGCAAAAGCATTATCTAGTTTAAAGTTAAATAGAGGTGGTAGCACAGTAAATAAAGCAGGTAACTATACAAAACCTACTATGCGTAAAAATTTATTTAATAGAATTAAAGCAGGTGGTAAAGGTGGTAATCCGGGTCAATGGTCTGCTAGAAAAGCACAGATGTTAGCACAACAATATAAAGCAAAAGGTGGAGGATATAGATAAAATGAAAAAGGGAAGAAATACACAAAAAACAAAACTAAAAGATGATGAAAAGGCAAAAAGAAAATCACCATCAACATCTCAAAGCACAGGAGCTTTTTTTAGTGACCTTATTAAAGCAATTAAGGGTGGAGGTGCAAGTAAATTAACAAAAAATTATAAAGTAAAAAAAGGAGATACTGCTAGTGATATTGCTAAAAAAGCAGGAATAACTTTACTACAACTTAAAAAATTAAACCCTAAATTAAAAACAGGTCAAGGTGGAACACCTCCTAAAGGAACAGTTGCACAAAAAACAATGCAAGTTGGTTCTATTATTAAACTACCTGACCCACAAAGTTTTAAAAATTTTAGGTTACAAGATATAAAAAGAAAAAAACCTGTGTATAAAGGTGTTACAAAAACACAATTTGAAGAGATGAATGTTCCTATAAAAAAGAAAAAGAAATGATACAAGCATTAATAGGTCCTATATCTAGTTTAGCGTCAACATGGTTGGAGGGTAAAGTTGAAAAAGGTAAAGCAAAAGTTAAAGCAGATGTGGCAAAAGCTGAAGCAGAAGCTATCGTTATGCAAAAGAAAGCTACAGGAGAAATTGACTGGGATTTGGAAATGGCTAAAGGTTCTCATAACTCGTGGAAAGACGAATGGTTAGTTGTACTTTTTTCAATACCTTTAATTTTAGCCTTCATTCCGGGTATGGAAGGAATTGTACAAAATGGATTTGAACAGTTGGAAAAAATGCCAGAATGGTATCAATACAGTCTTGGGGTCATTGTTGCTGCTTCCTTTGGGGTTCGCAGTGCTACTAAGTTCTTTGGTAAAAAATAATGGCAGAAGAAACTTCGGACTTAATACCAGACAAAGCAACGTATCAAAAGAACAGAAGGTACATGGCATGGGCTGCACTTGTAATGATGATGGTAGCGACTGTGGCTGTGATTGTGAGTCCAGAGAGGTTTGCAAGTGCCGAAGCAATCCTAATGATGATGTATGGTAGTTTGTCTGCATTAGTTGCAGCATACTTTGGGTTTAGTGGAAAGAAAAAATGAAGTATAGTAGAAAACAATTTATAGAAAAATTAATTGAACATGAGGGATGCGTTCTAACTGTATATCAAGATAGTTTAGGAATAGACACTATTGGTATCGGTAGAAATTTACAAGATAGAGGAATATCTCCTGAAGAACTTGCACAGATGGAAACATCTATAGAGGATATTCACGACAAAGGTATTACAGAAGCAGATGCAATATATCTTGCAGAGAATGACGTACAGATTGTTGAAGATGAACTTTCTAAAGCACATCCTTGTGTGGAAAGGTTAGATGCTGTACGTCAGCTTATACTGATGGATATGGCTTACAACATGGGTGTACCAAGATTATGTAAGTTTAAAAATATGTGGAGGAATATTCACAAAGCAGTAGAAGCTGATATTAAAAAAGAAAAGTTTTTTCGTGCTGCATCACTAGAGATGTTAGACAGCAAATGGGCAAGACAAGTAAAAAGCAGAGCAAAGAAAATGGCAATCGCTATGCGAAGTGGAGAGTTTTAATATGACTGAACCTAAAAAATTAACAGTAGAAGAAGCAAGAAAAAAGGGAATAATATTGAAGAAGAAAAAAATTAAAGAAAATAATACTGTATATTTTAAAACAGGTACACCTCCTAAAAAGAATAAAACTGGATTCTTTGATTTTTTTACAGTATTTAGGTAGTAAAAATAATGACTAGACAATTAACAGAAAAACAACAAAAGTTTCTTAGTGTATTATTTGATGGAGCTAATGGAGATATTATTCTTGCTAAAAAATTAGCAGGATATTCTGATTCATCATCTACATCTGATGTTATTAAAGGTTTAAAAGAAGAAATACTAGATGCAACACAAACTTATATGGCTAGAAATGCACCAAAAGCTGCAGTAGCTATGGTGGGTGGAATTAATGACCCAACAGAATTAGGCATAAGAGAAAAGTTAAATGCAGCAAAAGAGTTATTAGATAGAACAGGATTAATAAAAACTGAGAAGATGCAAGTAGAAGCTACAGGTGGAGTTGTTTTAATGCCACCAAAAAAAGGTGATAGTGATGAGGAATATACGAAAAATGATTAAACCTATTAATCCTATTGCTAGAGCTATGTTAATGTCAAGAAGACGCTTACAGGTTATTCCTAATAAAAAAAAGGAACATCCTAGAAAAAATAAATATAAAGGATAATATTATGAGTAAATTCAGTAAACTTTTTAAAACATCAAAAAGTATGGGAGAGTTTTTAGCAACTTTAAATAAAGAGCAAAGAGAACAGTTTGCTAATATGATGTTAGACCAAGAAGCTCTAAAAAAACAAAAGTTTGATAAAAGTTTAAAAAAAGAAGTTGATATAATGGAGAAAAGGCAAAGAGAAACTTCTGCTGGAATTTTAGACGCAGGAAAACAAATAGGTAAGACTAAACAATTTGTAGAGCAACCTATGAGTAAAGGAGCAGCAGGTCGTGGTGTAAGTCTTACAGCCAAAGAATTAAAACAAGTAAAAAATTTACCAAATACGTCTTCTTCATTAGATAAGATAATGAAAAAAAGACAAACAGCAAAAACTCCTTTGCAAAAAAAGAAAATGGATTTAATGTATGCTTTTAAAAAGAATCAAATAGATGCAGAGTCTAAATTAAAAAGAGCAAAAATAAAACAAGTAAGAGATGTAGAGGATAAAAAGAAAAAACCAAAAACAGTAACCCCTAAAACACCAACTAAAAATAAAGTAACCCCTAAAACACAAACTAAAAATAAAGTAACTAAGGTAAGTAGAGGAGATAGGAAAAAACCTACAACTAAAACTCCTACAACTAAAACTCCTACACCTAAAACACCAACTAAAAATAAAATAACTAAAATAACTAAAGTAAGTAGAGGAGATAGAAGAAAAAAACCTACAATTAAAACTCCTACACCAAAAACAAAAGCTCAAGTTAAAAAGGAAACTATAACTCCATTTAATTTAAAAACATATAAGATATCAAAAGAAGTAAAAGATATTACAAAAGATAAAAAGAATCCTATGAATATAAGATTTAATCTAGCTAAAGATAAAACACAAGCTATGCAATTACAAACAGCTCAAAATAATATTCTTGAAAAAGCAAAGAATAGAAAAGTTAAAGGTAAAATAAAACCAACAACAGCAAAATTATATAGAAGAAATAATCCTAATGACCCTGATGTAAAAGCATATAATGCAATTATGAAAGCTAGAGGTAAATTATAATGCGTAGTGCTGGTAAATGGAAATTACCACAACCTACAGATATTAAAGAAGATAATGAGTGGATTTCAATACCTCGTATTGCTAGGAGTATTCCTTTTGGTTATGAAATAGATAAAGAAGATTCTGCTATTTTAAATCCTATACCCCAACAATTAGATTTATTAGAAAAAGCAAGACAACATATAAAACAATATTCTTTTAGACAAGTAGCAAATTGGCTAACAAAAAATACAGGTAGAGAAATATCTCACGTAGGATTAAGAAAAAGATTACTGCATGAAAAACAACGTAAGAACAAAATTAAAAGCATTAGCATCTGGGCAGAGTATGCGAAAAAAGCGATACAAAAAGCCGAAGAACTTGCAACACAAAGAACAGGTGCAAAAAGAAAAATTAGCAATACCTAATATAGTATTAGAAAATATTGAAGAACACGCAAATGTTTTGTTTAAACCAAACGAAGGACCTCAAACAGAATTTTTAGCAGCAAGTGAAAGAGAAGTTCTATATGGGGGAAGTGCAGGTGGTGGCAAATCATTTGCCATGTTAGCTGACCCATTACGATATATGACACATCCTGCATTTAGTGGATTATTATTAAGGCATACAACAGAAGAATTAAGAGAACTTATTTTTAAATCTCAAGAATTATATCCAAAGGTGTATCCTAAAATAAAATGGTCAGAAAGAAAGATGCAGTGGACAGCACCATCTGGGGCAAGGTTGTGGATGTCCTATCTCGATAGAGATGAAGATGTCTTGCGTTATCAGGGTCTAGCGTTTAGCTGGATAGGGTTTGACGAGCTTACACAATGGTCCACACCATACGCATGGAATTATATGCGTTCTCGTCTAAGGTCCACTGCACCTGATTTACCTGTATTTATGAGAGCAACAACAAATCCGGGTGGAAGAGGTCATGGTTGGGTTAAAAAAATGTTTATTGACCCTGCACCTTATAATAAATCTTTTTCTGCTACAGATATTGACACAGGAGAGATTTTAAAGTATCCTGCAGGACACAGTAAAGCAGGCACACCTCTATTTAAAAGAAGGTTTATACCTGCTAGACTATCTGATAATCCATATTTATCTGAACAAGGTGATTATGAAGCAATGCTTTTATCATTACCTGAACAACAGAGAAAACAATTATTAGATGGTGACTGGGATATTAAAGAAGGTGCAGCATTTACAGAGTTTAATCGTGATGAACACGTAATTGAACCTTTTGAAATTCCTAGTAATTGGGTTAAGTTTAGAGCTTGTGATTATGGATATGGTTCTTATAGTGGGGTATTATGGTTTGCTGTATCTCCAGCAGAACAACTTATAGTTTATAGAGAACACTATGTATCAAAAGTCCTTGCTACAGATTTAGCTGAACAAATATTGGAGCTAGAGTATGGAGATGGTAATATTAAATACGGGATATTGGACAGTAGTCTTTGGCACAAGCGTGGCGACACTGGTCCTTCTTTGGCTGAACAAATGATAAGTAAAGGTTGTCGTTGGCGACCCTCCGATAGAAGTAGAGGTAGTCGTGTTGCAGGTAAAAATGAAATACACAGACGATTACAAATAGATGAGTTTACAGAAGAACCTAGATTAGTAATTTTTAATACTTGCACAAATTTAATTTCACAACTTCCAGCGTTACCTTTAGATAAAAGAAATCCTGAAGATGTAGATACAAAATCAGAAGACCACTTGTATGATGCATTACGATATGGTATAATGTCAAGACCTAGATTTAGTGTATTTGATTATGACCCAATGGGCAGACCAACTACAGGTATGCCAATAGCAGACACAACCTTTGGATATTAAAATATGGCAGAAGAAGAAATAAATATTGAAGATGATGCTATTGCACTAGAAGACAGTGATGATAGTACAAAAGACGATTATCAAATTTCTAACGCAGTAGACTATGTTCAACAAAGATATCAAAGAGCTTATGATTATAGGTATCAAGATGAACAAAGATGGCTTACTGCATATAGAAACTATAGAGGGTTATATGGTCCTGATGTACAATTCACTGAAGCAGAAAAATCAAGAGTATTTATTAAGATAACAAAAACAAAAACATTAGCAGCATATAGTCAAATTGTAGACGTATTGTTTGCTAATAATAAATTTCCATTAAGTATTGAACCTACAACTTTGCCTGAAGGTGTGGTATCAGATGTACATTTTGACCCACAAGAACCTCAAGAATTAAGAGATATGCAAGAAGAACCTAACCCTTATGGTTTTGCAGATGATGGTAAAGACTTTCCAAAAGGTGCAACAGAAAAATCATTATTAGAAAAAACAGGAGCATTAGAACAAAAGCTAGAACCTGTAGAAGAAAAATTAAAAGAAGGACCTGCACAAACTCCAACAGCAATAGAATTTAGTCCAGCTATGGTTGCTGCAAAAAAGATGGAAAAGAAAATACATGACCAACTAGAAGAGTCTAGTGCCAATAAAGGATTAAGAAGTAGTGCGTTTGAAATGGCATTATTTGGAACAGGTATAATGAAAGGACCTTTTGCTTTAGATAAAGAGTATCCTAATTGGAATGATGGTGGAGGATATGACCCATTGTTTAAAACTGTTCCACAAGTTTCTCATGTATCTGTTTGGAATTTTTACCCTGACCCTGATGCAAATAATATGGATGAAGCACAGTTTGTAATTGAAAGACATAAAATGTCTAGGACACAATTACGTAATTTAAAAAAACGACCCTACTTTAGAGCTTCTGTTATTGATGAAGTTATTGACATGGGAGAAAACTATACTAAAAAGTATTGGGAAGATGACTTATCAGATTATGCACCCGAACATGGAGTTGATAGATTTGAAGTTTTAGAATATTGGGGTCAAGTAGATACTTCTATTTTAGAAGAACAAGGTATAGACATTCCTAAAGAATTAAAAGCATTTGATGAATTGCAAGCAAACATTTGGATTTGTAACAGTAAATTATTAAGAATGGTTTTAAATCCATTTAAACCTGCAACAATTCCATATGCTGCTGCACCTTATGAATTAAATCCATATTCATTTTTTGGTGTAGGTATAGCAGAAAATATGGATGATACACAAACATTAATGAATGGATTTATGCGTATGGCAGTAGATAATGCTGTATTATCAGGTAATTTATTAATTGAAGTAGATGAAACAAACTTAGTGCCGGGTCAAGATATGTCAATTTATCCCGGTAAAATATTTAGAAGACAAAGTGGTGCTCCGGGTCAAGCAATTTTTGGTACAAAGTTTCCAAATGTATCTAATGAAAATATGCAGTTGTTTGATAAAGCTAGAGTATTAGCAGATGAAAGTACAGGGTTTCCATCTTTTGCACATGGACAAACAGGTGTAATGGGAACAGGTAGAACTGCTAGTGGCATATCTATGTTAATGAACGCAGCACAAGGCAGCATTAAAACAGTTATTAAAAATGTAGACGATTATTTATTAAAACCATTAGGAGAAGGTTTATTTCGTTTTAATATGCAGTTTGACTTTGACCCTGAAATAAAAGGCGATTTAGATATTAAAGCTAGGGGAACAGAAAGTCTAATGGCTAATGAAGTAAGAAGTCAAAGATTAATGCAGTTCTTACAAGTAGCAAGTGGACAAGCACTTGCACCATTTGCAAAGTTTCAATATGTAATTAGAGAAATAGCAAAGTCATTAGGATTAGACCCTGATAAAGTTACAAACAATATGAGTGAAGCTGCATTACAAGCAGAATTAATGAAGCAGTTTCAACAACAACAGCAACCTCCTCAACAACAGCAAGGACAAGGTGTTCCTTCTATTCAAGACCCAACAGGTGCAGGTGGTGCAAATATAGGCACAGGACAAGTTCCTGTTCCGGGAGAACAAGGATTTAGTGGTAATGCCCAACAGCAAGGACAACAGCAAAGCAGCCCTCAACAAGCTCAAGCCAATGTTGAACAATCCCCTACAGTGGGAAGCGTTCAATAACTATATAGATATTTTAATATCACAACAACAAGTAGCATTAGAACAATCTGATAATGTTATTCTTATGCATAGGTCGCAAGGTTCAATTACAACACTTAGACGATTAAAACAAATAAGGGATATTGTAAATGACAAAACCAAATGAACAAATGGAGATGTTTGAAATTAAAAAAGATGAAGCATCAAAAAAATTAGATAAAGGTGTTTCTGATTTAAAAAAAGAACGTAAATTTACATTTGATAAAATGACAAAAATGTTAGAGTCTGGCGAAGTTAAAAATTTATCACAAGAAGATAAACAAAAATTTGTTGAACTATATAAACTATTAAAACAACATCATGGATTTCAAGAAGGTGGACTTGAACAAGATGGGGGTACACAAGACCCTGTATCAGGTAATGAAGTACCTACAGGTTCATCACAAGCAGAAGTAAGAGATGATATTCCAGCAATGTTAAGTGAAGGTGAATTTGTATTTCCAGCAGATGTTGTACGTTTTATAGGTTTAGAAAAACTTATGCAAATTAGACAAGAAGCAAAAGCAGGACTTAAACGTATGGAAGATATGGGTCAAATGGGTAATAGTAGTGAAGCTACAATACCTGATGATGTTCCATTTACTGTAGATGATTTAGAAGTTGAGGATGCACCAAAAGAAATGTTTGTTGGTGGATTATTACCTCCACTTACAACTATGCCCGTATCACAACAACAACAACAAGTTACTCCTATGCCACCATATGGATTATTACCTCCTAATGAAAATAGGTTAAATTTAAATCCAAATCAACTTGGTGGACTTTTTGGATTTCAACCACAACAAGCACAAACACCTGTTACACCAACAGCAGCACCTGCATATAATGTACAAGGTCAACAAACAAATCAATTATATAATGTTCCAACATTTACACCACAACAAGCTGTAGGAACTTTTGAAACTTTAACAGGTGATAAGCCCGGAGAATTTGGACAACCTGACGTTATTAAAACATATGTAAATGAAGATGGTATGGAACTTAGAATACCATTTAAAGGAGGTAGTCCAATTTATGATGTACCACCGGGTTACACAGAAAAGAAAGAAGAGAAAACACAAGAAGCTATTAAACCAAAAGATACAGCAGTAAAAACAACACAAGTTACAGGTACAAGACAAGATGAAGGGGAGTCAATAAGACAACAACAACCTATAGATGCTAAAATATCTGAACAAAAAGATAGATTTAATATTACATCATCAAGAGGTTTTGATGTTTTAAATCTGCTTCCGGGTGCTGGAATAGCTAAATTTTTTAAAGATGTAGTAGGGGTTCAACCTACAGGAAAAGGTATTGTAGGTGCATTAACTCCTAAACAAACAGAAGAGAAAAAAACTTTTAATGAGTATGTAGATACTTTAACTGGTGATAAAAAACGAAGGCATGACAGGTATGAAAGTCTTTTACGTACTCCAATTACAGGATTTGTAGGAAATAAAAAAGGAGATTTAGACCCTGCAACAGGTGGAGTTTTTGATAGGAAAGGTATTGCTAGAAATGAGGATGGTTCAGATGCAACAAATGAATTTGGTACTCGTTCTTATGCATCCTTTGCAGATTTTAAAGAAGATAGAGCAGCAGGTAAACAATCAGGTTGGCAAGGTGGTGCTATTAGTAAATCAAGTTATGATAAATTAAGTGATACAGGAAAAGCTAATTATGATAAATATTCTGAAATAAGAGGTCTTGATACAGGTCCTGAAGACGAAACATCTCAGGTAGAATCTGATGCACAGGGTTTTGCTGAAAATCCTCAAGATGATGCTGATGCATTTGCTTTTAATAAAGGTGGACTTGCATCTAAGTCTAAACCTAAAAAGATGAAGCGTGGTGGGTTAGCTTCTAAAAAATAACACACATTAGAGTTGGCTACCTATCCCCCCATTTGGCTACGGATAGCCCTAACGAAAGGAAAAGAAAATGGCTGAACAAGCACAACAAGTACAAGGTAATGTAGAACCTGTTAAAAAAACTGCATTTATGGCTAAACCTTATTCAAAAGAAGATAAGATACAAAAAGATGAAGAAGAGTTAGAGCAATTATTAAAGGAACAAAGGGATGACAATAACTCCAAAACAGAGGGCGATAATGAGGAGAGTCCAGAGGAGAAGACCTTTAAGAAACGCTACTCTGACTTACGAAGACACCAACAAAAACAAGCAGAAGATTTTAAAAAAGAAATAGAAACTTTAAAAAGTCAATTATCTGATGCAACAAAAAAAGAAATGAAACTGCCTAAGTCAGATGAAGATATTGAAGCGTGGGCAAAAGAGTACCCTGACATTGCAGGAATTGTAGAATCAATCGCTATAAAAAAAGCTGATGAAAAAGCTAAAGCATTAGAAGATAGAATGAAAGAAATAGATGAAGCACAGTATAATGCAACAAAAGAAAAAGCTGAAGCAGAATTATTATCATTTCATCCAGACTTTACTGAGATACGTGAGAGTGATGATTTTCATAATTGGGTTGAGGACCAACCTCAATGGGTACAAAAAGCATTATATGAAAATGATAATGATGCAAAATCAGCAGCAAGAGCCATTGACCTTTATAAATCAGATAAGGGAAAAAGCGAAAAGATACCGAGTAGAAGTAATAAAGATGCTGCTAAAGCAGTTAGTACAAAAAGTAAAAGGAATACTCCTCAAAGTGATGAGAGTTTAAGCTATCTAAAAGAATCAGTAGTAGAAAAAATGTCTGCTAAAGAGTATGAAAGAAACTCAGAAAAGATTATGGAAGCTATCCGTAGTGGTAAGTTTATCTATGATGTATCTGGTTCTGCTAGATAATTTAAGTTGACAAGTTATAATTTTTACATATAACTATAGTCAATCGGCAAACACGATAGTTTGACGGAATACCTGAAAAAATGTAGCCCAAGATGTACACTTGCACCTACATAAGTATCAGCCCCAGAAAATATTAGAGGTTTGCATCTGTAAATGTGCTATAACATAGGGAGAAGTAACATGGCATTTTCAACAGCGTCAGGTTATGGTAATCTACCTAATGGTAACTTTAGTCCTGTTATTTACAGCAAACAGGTGCAACTTGCATTTCGCAAGGCATCAATCACTGAGCAAATTACAAATAGTGATTATTTTGGTGAGATTGCTAATATGGGGGATAATGTTAAGATTATCAAAGAACCTGAAATCACAGTTAAGGCATATGCTCGTGGTACAACTATTACACCACAAGACCTTGATGACGAAGACTTTAACCTTACTATTGACAAAGCTAACTACTTTGCATTTAAGGTTGATGACATTGAAGAAGCTCATTCACACGTAAACTTTCAACAGTTAGCAAGTGATAGAGCTGCTTATAGACTAGCTGACCAGTTTGACCAAGACGTACTTGGTTACTTGTCAGGATTTAAACAGTCTGCACTACATTCTAATGCAGATACTGTTAATGATACTGTTAATGGTTCAGTAGCTGTTTCAACAGCAGGAACTGATGAACTTTTATCAACAATGAAGTTAGATGCTTCTGACTTTACTGATGGTTCAGGAACAGCAGGTTCTGCAAGTGCAGGTATTGCAATTCAACCTCGTATGCCGGGTGCAACTGATGCAACTCCAGCAGCAGGTGATACATTTCCATTAACTTTGATTGCTAGAATGGCTAGACTATTAGACCAACAAAATGTTGACACTAATGGTAGATGGCTCGTTTTAGACCCTGTATTCATTGAAGTTTTAAAAGATGAAGATTCAAGACTCTTCAACGCAGACTTCGGTGGTTCTGGACTACAGAATGGTTTGATATTAAATAATGTACATGGATTTAAAGTGTATATGTCTAATAACTTACCTTCAGCAGGAACAGGCTCTTCATTTGCAGGTGCTAATAGCACAAGTAACTTTGGAGTGATTGTTGCAGGACATGAATCTGCTGTAGCAACTGCAGAGCAGATTAATAAGACAGAAACATATCGTGACCCTGACAGCTTTGCTGATATTGTTCGTGGTATGCATCTATATGGCAGAAAGATACTACGACCTGAAGCGATAGTAACTGCCAGATATCACTTAGCGTAAGGGAGGACAACTATGGCAACAGTAGCTTTAGCAAATTCAGCTAGAGGAAACTCAGCTAGAGGAAGACAACCTTATCTAATTCAAAACGAAATCAACTTCGCAACTGCTGCATCTTCAAAAGGTACAGCACTAGCAGCATCTGATGTGATTACTGCACTTACAATTCCAGCTAACACTATGATTATGACAGCAGGATTTGAAGTAACAGAAGCACACGCAGGTACTTCAACAGACACAGCTTTTGACTTTGGTGTCACAGGTGGTGATGTTGATAACTTTGTAGATGGTTTTGATTTTGATGGTGCATCTGTAGGTGACTATGCTTTTAAAGCAGGTCAAACTCCAGTTATGGTTGGTGGAACAGCAGATACTATTGATATCTTGCTTCAAGCTATGACAGGAACTACCACAGGTGGTAAGGTCAGATGTTTCGCAGTCTGTATGGATGTTGACGATACTGGCACATTAAGTGCTGATGAAGTTGACAGAGATACATTAGACTAAGCGTAACTCTTCAAAGTAAGGGGGAACAGGGATAGCTTGTTCCCTCTTTTAAAGGATTTTTATTAATGGCATATACATATTTAGATGTTACAAACGAGGTACTAAATCGTTTTAATGAAGTGGAACTCACCTCTAGTGGTTTTGGAAATGCTAGAGGTTTTCAAATTCAATGTAAAAATGCAGTAAATGATGCTATTAATTATATTTATCAAAGAGAGTTTGGATGGTCATTTAGTCATTCTTTACAAACAGAAACTTTGGTAGCAAGTACAACACGATATACAATATCTAGTTCTGTATATCACACAGATTTTGAAACATTTAGAATAGAAAAAAGTGATAGTTTAGGTGTTGATGGTGTTAGTTTAAGAATATTAGATTATAAAGAATACGTAGATAAGTTTATAGACCAAGAAAGCACAAGTGATGTGGGAGGTGTTCCTTTATATGTATTTAGAACTCCTGATAATAATTATGGTTTATATCCATATCCTGATAAAGCATATACATTAAAGTATGATGCATTTTCAAAACCAACAGCATTAAGTGCTGCAACAGATGTTCCATCTATACCTGAACAATTTAGACAAGTTATTGTAGATGGTGCAACAGCGTATGGGTATCAGTATAGAGGTGAAGCACAACAATATGGAATTAACTTTGCAAGATTTGAAGAAGGTATTAAACAAATGCAATCTTTATTATTAAATAGAAATGTTAGTTATATTAGGTCAACTTATATTCCACGTTCACAATATTATGGTACATCTATTGGTAAGTATTAGGGGTAATCAATGGCTGATGAATCTCAACTTAGCCCATTTACCTTTCCATTGCAAGGTGGTTTAGTTTTAGACCAATCACCTTTTTCAATGCAACCGGGAATGGCATTAGAGTTAGAAAACTTTGAGCCTTCTGTTACAGGTGGATATAGAAGGATAAATGGATTTAGTAAATATGTAACTGCGATTGTACCTCAAACTTCTGCTAGTACAGAAGATGTTTTAATGGTTACTTCTTTTGCAGGAAAAGTTATGGCAGCAAGAGGAGAAAAGATATTTTCAGCAGATGTAGGTGGTAGTAGTTGGACAGAAAGAGATAATAGTAGGTCAAACGCAAAACGCTATACATTTGAAAAGTTTAACTTTGATGGTAATGATAAGATAATTGTAGCTGACCAAGCAAATGCACCAACAGTATTTAATACGTCATTTGCTGCAACAGATGTAACGTCAGCAGGTACTGGTGAAGTATCAACAGCAGTAACAGGTGCTAAGTTTGTAGTTGCATTTAAAGACCATATGTTTTATGCAGGTATGGCAAGCACACCACAAGAAATAGTTTTTAGTGAACCTTTTGATGAAGATGATTTTGATACATCAGATGGTGCAGGAAGTATAAAAGTTGATGATGATATTACAGGATTAAAAGTATTTCGTGATGCACTATTTATATTTTGTGAAAGTAGGATATTTCAATTAACAGGAACAAGTAGTTCTAACTTTGCAATAACACCAATCACTAGAAATATAGGATGTGTAAATGGATTCACAATTCAAGAATTTGCAGGAGATTTAATCTTTCTAAGTAAAGATGGTTTAAGAACTGTAGCAGCAACAGCTAGAATTGGTGATGTAGAATTAGGAACAATTAGTAGACCTGTTCAAAGTTTATTCTCAGGTGAAACAGACGTAGATGAGTTTGTAAGTTTAGTTATTCCTGAAAAAACACAGTATAGAATATTCTTTGCAAATTCAGATTTGACAGAAGCAAACACAAAAGGTATAATATGTGTTCGTAAAGACAGTGGTTATGAGTTTAGTGAGATAAAAGGAATACAACCAAACTGTACAGATACGTCAATCGTTTCAGGCGACTCTGTTATTTTACATGGAGGATTTGGTGCTAACTCTTATGTATTTAGACAAGAACAAGGTTCACAGTTTGATAGCACAACTATAATAGGAAAGTATCGTTCACCTGATTTAACAATGGGTGATGCAGGAATTAGAAAGAACTTTCAACGTGCAATTATAAACTATTCACCTGAAGGTGCTTTAAATACAGATTTATTTTTAAGATATGATTATGATTCACCTGATGTTGCAAATCCTGCAGCATATCCGTTTGACAGTTCAAAAGTTGTAGCAATATATGGTTCAGCTACATACAATACTTCAACATATGGTGGTCAATCTACACCACTTACAAGACAACCAATAGAAGGAAGTGGGTTTGCAATAGCATTAAAGATTGTAGATAATGCTGTTTCACTTCCATACGCACTAAAAGGATTTCAATTAGAATTTGATGTAGGAGCAAGGAGATAACATGGGAGCAACCTATACAAGACAATCCACATACTCTGATGGAGATACAATTACAGCAGCACACAGTAATGATGAATTTAATCAATTACTAGCTGCTTTTGCTTCAGGTACAGGTCATACACATGATGGTACAACAGCAGAAGGTGGACCTATTACTAAGTTACTTGGAACTGCTATTACAATCGGTGATGGCACAACAGGTACAGATATTGCTGTAACATTTGATGGTGAAACAAATGATGGTGTTCTTACTTGGATGGAAGATGAAGACCACTTTAAATTTAGTGATGATGTAGTTATTGATGGTACAAAAAGATTATACTTTAATGACGAGGGTGGAGAATATATACATGGTGATGGCACTGACCTTAATTTAGTTTCAGGTGCAGATATTAATATTCCTGCAAACATTGGATTGACATTCGGTGATGATGGAGAAAAGATTGAGGGTGATGGAACTGATTTAACCATTACAGGTAATAACATTAATCTTACAGCAACAGCAGATGTAAATATACCATCAGGTGTAGGATTAACTTTTGCTACAGCAGAAAAGATAGAATCAGATGGAACAGACTTAACTATTACTGTTGGGTCAAATGGTGATATAAATATACCTGCAAATATTGGATTAACATTTGGAGATGATGGAGAGAAGATAGAAGGTGATGGAACTGACCTAACAATCACAGGTAACAATATTAATCTAACTGCTACTGCTGACGTAGTTATTCCTGCAGATGTAGGGATTACATTTGGTAGTGGTGAAAAGATTGAAGGAGATGATACTGACCTAACAATTACATCAGGTGCAAAGATTAATTTAACTGCAACATCAGATGTACACATACCAAACAATGTAGGTATTGTATTTGGTGGTGATAGTGAAAAGATTGAAGGGGATGGTACAGACTTAACTATCTCTGCTAATAATCTTACAGTAGATGCTGTAGCTGATATTATCTTAGATGCAGGTGGTGCAGATGTTATCCTAAAAGATGGTGGCACACAATATGCTTCATTAACAAACTCTAGTGGTGAGTTAATTATTAAATCAGGTTCTACTACTATGCTAACAGGTAGTGGTGCTAATGCAACTTTTGCAGGTAATGTAACTGTAGATGGTAATTTAGATGTAACAGGCACATTTGATTTAAGTGATTCTAACTTTACTAATGCAGGTGATATACAATTAGATAGCATTACAGGTGATGGAGATACAAACACAAGTATTACATTTAGTGGTTCAGATGTAATTACAATTAAAAATGCAGGTACAAATCAAGTAACATTTAATGATGGTTCAATTCAACCTGTAACAGATGATGATGTAGATTTAGGTGCAAGTGGTAAAGAGTTTAAAGATTTATATATTGATGGTACAGCAAATGTAGATGCTATTAATTTAAATGGAACTGCAATTAGTGCTACTGGTGCTGAATTAAACTTAATGGATGGTGATGCAACAGTAGGAACAACAGCAGTTGCAGATGGTGATGGTATTGTAACAAATGATGCAGGAACAATGCGACAGACTACTGTACAAACATTTGCTACATATTTTGGTTCTGAAATTAGTGAGATGTCTAACCTTGTAACAACAGGAGCTTTAAATAGTGGTTCTATAACAAGTGGTTTTGGTTCTATTGATAATGGTTCTTCTGCAATTACAACTACAGGTACAATTACAGGTGGTGCATTAACTGTAGATGATGTAGGTGTGAATGGTAAAGTTATAACCATGACAGGTTCTACTGACGATACTGCAACTTTTACAGTAGGAACTAATGGAACACTAGATATTGTTACAACTGATGATAATGCTGCAGCAGCAAATATACAAATTACGGCAGATGGAACAGCCGAACTTGCAGGAACGACAGTTACGTTAGATTCAGAAGGAGATATAGTTCTTGATGCAAATGGTGCAAATGTAACATTTAAAGATGATGGAACATCTATTTTAGATATTGCAAACAACAGTACAGATGTTGAATTAACAGTTAGTACAGCAGATAAAAACTTTAAGATTAAAGGTACAGATGGTTCATCAGCGATTACTGCTTTAGATATTGATATGGCTCTTGCAGGTAAAGCAACATTTAATGGTGATGTTGTTGTAACAGGGGATTTAACAATCACTGGTGATGATTTGTTTATGAATACAAATACAGCGGGGCATATTCTTGTAGGAGATGATACAAACTTTAACCCTGTTGCTGTATCAGGTGATGTAACAATGGATTCATCTGGAGCAGTTACAATAGCAAATGATGCAGTAGAAAGTGGTATGTTAAATGATAATGTTATTTCTGGTCAAACAGAATTAGCAAGTGGACTTGCAACAACAGACGAGTTGTTAGTAAGTGATGGTGGCACAATAAAAAGAATGGATGTATCTGTATTACAAGCAGTAACAGATGATTCAGCTACAGCATTAGCAATAGCTTTAGGATAGGAGATAAAAGATGGCTAATACATTTAAGGTTGTTTCACATGACGTTATGCCAGCGAGCAGTGGAACTCCAGAAGATTTATATACAACTCCGGGTTCTACTACTACAGTTGTTTTAGGTATCATGGTGGCTAACGTACATTCATCACAAGTAACTGCTAGTGTAAAATTAGTATCAGATACAAGTGGTGGTGGTAGAGCAGCAACAAACACAACAACATTTTTAGTAAAAGATGCACCTATTCCTGTAGGTTCAAGTTTAGAACTGTTATCAGGAAATAAAGTTGTATTAGAAACTACAGACAAAATTCAGATAGATTGTTCTGTAACAGATAAAGTTTCAGTTACAATGAGTATAATGGAGATAACATAATGGGTTATGTAGGAGTACAACCAGTAGAATTTTTAACAACAAGTTCAGGTTTTGATTTAAATGGAACAGATTTAATTCTTGACTCAGATGATGATACAAAAATATCTGCAGGTTCAGATGACGTTATTAGTATAGAAACAGGTGGTTCTGAAAGGTTTAAAGTAGATTCAACAGATGTAACTGTTGCCACAGGTAATATTGTATTTGGTGGAAGTAACAAAGGTATTTATTTAGGTGTAACAAGTGCAACTGCTGCAAATCTTCTTGATGATTATGAGGAGGGTGTCCATGATGCAGTAATTACTACTACAGATGATACCTCAAGTGGTTTAGGTATTAGTGGAGAAGATGCTTTACAATATGTTAAAATTGGTGGCATGGTTTATATTCATGGTTCAATAGCTGCAGGGGGTGCATCCTCAACTGGAGCTATTAGAGTAAGTTTACCTTTTGCTCCTACAAGTTTAAGTGAAAAAGCAGATATTTCATATTTTAATGTAACTTTAGATGGAGGAGATGGTTTAGCAACGGGTCAATTTGTTGGCGAAGTTAATGGTGCTGTAGGTGCAGAAATAAGAGTTTATGCCACAGACCAAACAACTTTTCAAAGTGATTCAGCAGGGTCAATGGATGCAAGTTGTTCAATAGGTATTTCTGGTTTTTACTATTCAGCATAAGGAGAAAAAAAATGGCAATAACAAAGACAGTAACAGAAGATAAAATAGAAGTTGTAAATGGTGGTCATGCTATACAGATACGAAATAAAGTAGTTATAAAGGAAGATGATGCTGTTATTTCTAGTTCGTATAATAGAAGAGTAATACATCCATGTGTAAAAACAGGAAACACTTGGGCTGATTATAACACATCAAGTGAAAGTGATACAATAAAAGGTATTTGTAATACTGTTTGGACAGATGCAGTAAAAACATCTTACAAGACAAATTATGATGCTGCTTTAGCAGATAGAGGATAAATTATGCCATATTTAGGAAAACAATTAGGATTTACAAATCTAGCAGGAGATGAGTTATTTCTTGACGCTGACTCTGATACTTCTATTACAGCTAGTACAGATGACCAAATAGATATTAAAATAGGTGGTGCAGATGACTTTGCGTTCAAAGCAAATTCGTTTGAGGTGCAAGGTAGTTCTAACATAGATATGAATGGTCAAGAATTAATTCTTGATGCTGATGGCGATACATCCATTACGGCAGATACAGATGACCAAATAGATTTTAGGATAGGTGGTGCAGATATTTTCAATATTACACAGTCAAGTAATATATCAGTATTTACAAATGTTGTTGATGATGCAGACATGATTTTTAGAGTAAGTGATGGAGGAAGTGCTGTAGATGCAATACGAATTGATGCAAGTCTTGAAGGGTTTGTTGGCATAAATACTGCTTCTCCTACTAATCAACTTCATGTTACTGGTAGCAATGCGACAGCAAGAGGAATAGCAATTACAAATTCAGAAAATAGTAAATCTTGTGATTTATCTGTTCTTGGTAGTAGTTATGGGGCACATGGAGCAAGTGCTGGCGAGGTATGGTTATATAATGCTGATGGTGTTACTCTTGGTTCTGCAACAGGAAATAGTGGTGGAGTAAAATTAGTTGCAGGTGGAAGTTCAAGATTAACAGTTGCGTCAAATGGTAATGTTACGATTGGTGGTGCTTTATCAAAAGGTTCAGGTTCATTTAAAATTAATCATCCTTTAGAAAGTAAAAAAGATACACATTATTTAGTACATTCATTTATAGAAGGTCCACAGGCAGATTTAATATATAGAGGAACAGCAACATTATCATCAGGCACAGCAACAATAAATATTGATACTGTAAGTGGCATGACAGATGGAACTTTTGTTGCTTTAAATACAGGCGTTCAATGTTTTACAAATAATGAAAGTGGTTGGACAGCAGTGAAAGGTAGTGTAAGTGGAAACACATTAACAATTACAGCACAAGATAATTCATGTACTGATACAATATCTTGGATGGTTATTGGTGAAAGACAAGACCCACATATAAAAGATAGTGGTACAGATTGGACTACAGCAGAGGGCAAACCTATTTTAGAACCTGAAATACCGGAAGAATTAAGACCATAAGGATAATAACCAATGGAAATATCCCCAATGATATTTTGGAATGTTGTTCTAACGCTGATTATAGCTCCTGCGTTTTGGACATTTCGTGCATTAGTATCTGAAGTAAAAAGAATAGATATATTATTAAATAAAACAAGAGAAGAATATGCTACTCGTGGTGATATGCATAATGAAATGCAACAAGTCATGGAAGCATTACATAGACTAGAAGACAAACTAGATAGAGCATTACAAAAGGATAAATAATAGATGGCAATGTTTAGAGCATTTAAACCTGAAGGGTTAAATAAGATTGCTAAAGCTATGGGTTATCAAGGTGATATGAAAGAGTTTGGAACTTTCTTAGAAGAAAATCCTGATAAGCAAGAGCAGATGCAAAGATATACAAATACAGCTATGCGAATGGCTCAAGGTGGTTTAGCATTTCAACAAGGTGGAACACCACCTAATTTAGAACTAACCACTCCTGCTTCACCTAGACCTGTAAATATTCCTCAAACAGGTGTAACACCGATTGATACACCTACAACTTCAATGACTAGACCTACACAAGCTCCTGTGCCTGTAGCTAGTCCTAACCCTAATCAAACTATTGGTCAAGTAACAGCACAACAAATGGTTAATCCTGCTTTAGCTCAAGGTGCAGTAACACAAGCATCTTTAACTCCTACTGAAGCAGGACAATATGTTAATCCTCAAGGAGGACAATTAGTAGGCACTATACAAGCTCCTACTTCTATAGCTACCACAGCACAAGTAACTCCACAAGCAGAAACACAAGCAAATATTTTAGAAGCTGTGCAAGCAACACCTGCTATAAATCAAGCGTTGCAAGCTACACAAGCTTCTCAAGCTAATCCTGATGACCCTAGAGTTAAAGTTACAGCAGCTCAACAAACTGCTTCAAGTGTTGGTAATTTACAAGCTGCTCAAGGGCAAGCTACCCTTATAGATAATCCTATTCAAAGACAAATACAAGAAGGTGAATTAATATCTTCTGCTGCTAATGCACAAACAGCAAGTAATTTTACAGAACAAGTACAAGCTGCAACAGCAACACCTTCTGAAAAAGCAACAGTGCAAGGACAGCTTGCAAGTTTAACTGCTAACTTTGATGCAACAAATCCCCCTGCATGGGCTGCAGGTGCATTAAGAGGGGTACAAGCACAGATGGCACAAAGAGGTTTAGGTGCTTCATCAATGGCAGGGCAAGCTATGGTTCAAGCAGTATTAGAATCAGCACTTCCTTTAGCACAAGCTGATGCACAGTTACAAGCATCTTTTGAAACACAGAATTTATCTAATCGACAGCAACGAGCAATGTTAGCTGCTCAACAGAGAGCAACATTTATAGGACAAGAGTTTGACCAAGAGTTTCAAACGAGAGTACAAAATGCTGCAAAGATAGGGGATATCGCTAATCAAAACTTTACTGCTGAACAACAAATAGAAATAGAAAATTCTAGGTTAGCTAATACTATGAATTTAAATAATCTATCTAATAGACAAGCACTTGTTGTTGCAGAAGCAAGTGCATTAGCTAATATGGATTTATCTAATCTTAATAATAGACAACAAGCTGCTGTACAAAATGCACAATCATTTTTACAAACAGATATGGCTAATTTATCTAATAGACAACAAACAGATTTATTTAAAGCCCAACAAAGAATACAATCTTTGTTTACTGACCAATCAGCACAAAATGCCGCTAGACAATTTAATGCAACAAGTCAAAATCAAGTTGACCAATTCTTTGCTAATTTAGGTACACAAGTTTCACAGTTTAATGCATCACAATCTAATGCACAAGCACAGTTTAATGCAGGGCAAGCAAATACGATTGATAGATTTAATGCTGAATTAAATAATCAACGTGACCAATTTAATGCACAGAATCAAATTGTAATTGCACAGAATAATGCTCAATGGAGAAGGCAACTTGCAACAGCAGATACAGCAGCAATTAATCGTGCTAATGAAATAAATGCTGCAGCAGTTTTAGGTTTATCAAAAGAAGCTTATCAAAACTTGTGGCAGTATTATGGTGATACAATGGAATGGGCTTGGACTTCTGCTGAGAATAATGCAGAAAGATTAACACAAATGGCTGTAGCAGAATTAGATGCTAAAGCTAGAAAAGATTTAGGTAAACTACAAGTAGATGCAAATGCTAGTGGAGCTATCGGTGGTTTTATAACAGATGTATTTACAAGTCCAATGACAGGAACACTGTTAGGTAGTATTCCGGGATTAGGAGGATAAACATGACAACAAATAATTTTAAAGAACCTGCAAGATTGTCTATGCCTTATTTTAGAAAAATGGTAGACAATATAAATTTACAACCAAAAGAACAACCAAAAAAAAGAGGATTACTTGCTCCTGTAAGTATGTCTATGAATAATGTAGAAACTAGAACAAATAGTCCTTTACTAAAAGCTGCTCGATATGCAAGGCAGATAAGAGATGAATTTGAAAGTAAAATAAATGGCATTTCGTGAAGTAGATAATTTTGATGCACCAATAGCAGGTATGAGTTTAACACATGAGCTAGGGGCTCGTGCTTGGCAAACTCCACCTGAACTTGCTACTTTAGATGAAGCAATCGGTTTTTATATCCCTAGATTGTCAGATAAAAACTTTGCAAACAAAGCTTTAGATATTATAGAATCTGGAGTTCCTATAACCTCTTTAGCAGAAGTTTTAACTCTAGGTGGTGTAATGGAAGGATTGCATACGATTGATGTTGCTGTATTAATTAATCCTATATTAGTAGAATTTTTAGAAGGCATGGCAAAAATAACAGATACAAAATATACATTAGGAGATGTAGATGGTGAAGAAATACCTGATAGGTTATTATTAAATAAAGCAATGCAAGAGCTTAAAGAAGAGGAAGATACTTTTGAAGATATAAAAGAAGAAAGAAAAAATGAACCTATTGAAGAAGAAGAAGAACAAGAAGAAAAACCAAAAGGTTTAATGGCACGTAAAGGAGAACAAGATGAGCTTTAGTTTATTTCATGCTGTTGCAGGTGGTGCAAAAAGAATGTCAGAAAGACTTAATACTTTAGAAAAAGACACAAAAGACTTGGTTAAAACAAGTGCAGGTCGTATTGCTACAGAGATGGCAAACAATAGAAAAGAAAGAATAAAGAATCGTACAGATTATAGAGAAGCTGCAAATAAATTAAAGAGCTTAGGTTTGGGTAATGCACAGATTGAAACAGTTTTACAGGGTGGTTTAGGTGAAGCAGATGCTTTTCTACAAACTGTGCAGGTTGGTGCAACAAAAGCTGCTTTAGAAAATAAACAATTTAATCAAGAAAATTACATCCAAAATTTATTTAGTGTTAAAGAATTTGGAGAGGGTAGAACTATTGATGAGCAAGCAGAAGCATTTGCTCAACAGGTTTCACCAATTTCAGTAGATTCTATTACAGATACTGCTAAAAAAATGTCTGCAGGTACAAAGTCTTTACTTGGTCAAGTTCCTCAAAATTATTTTGAAAATCAATTAGGGGCTCAAGTTACTGCAATGGGTGGGATTACTCCTGCATCTTACACAGGTAAGAAGTTTGGTGAGTTTGCAGAAGGAACATATAGAAAAGAACTTGTTACACCAGAATCAATTATAGCTCTTAAAACAGCAGAAGCTAAAGGACAGAAAGCAGCAGCAGAAGCAAAGGTAGCAGTAGGAACTATAGCCGATAAAATTAGTGCAGAAAAATTACGTAATGATAGAGAAAAGGGAGAAATACGTAAATTAGAAGAATATACAAAATTCATAGGTGAACAAACACTAACTGAAAGGACATCTAGGTTATTAACTAAATCTAAAATAGCAACAGAAAATATGAATGTAAAATATATAGGTGCAAAAATTGATGATATAAATAAAGGAATAGAAAAAACAGATGCAGTAATAGAACAAATAGGGATAGAGAATAATCTTTCTCAAGAAAAGATAAATATGTTAAAAGCCCAAATAGATGGACAGATAGTTGATAATGATTTAAATAAACTAATTTTAGAATCAAAACCTGAAGAATTAAAAATTAAATTAGAAGGAATGGTAACTCAAAATGAATTAGTTTCTAAACAAATAGAAAAATTAGATTTAGAAAATCAAAACATTCCAGAAGAAAACCGATTAAATAATGAGTTAATATTATCTAAAATTGAAAATATAAAGTCTGATACTTTTATGAAAGAGATAGAAGGAGATTTATTACAGAAGTATGGTGCTGAAAAAGAAGAGTTAGCGTTACGACAAATAGAGTCAGTAATTCTAAAGAACAATAGGTTTAGTGATTTAGAAGAATATCAAACTGCATTATATGTAGCAGCACAAAATGAAACCAATCCTGAAAGAAAAGCAATGCTAGAGGGAAGAGCAGATAACTTACATAATATTATTAATAAACCCGATGGTTTAAAACCTAATCAATTAAGTCCAGCTTATAATTCTTTACTTAAGAACTCTCTAACTGATGCTGGTTTTGAAATAGATTTTCAAAATATGGAAGAAGCATTAGTAAAGATTAAAGAAGGAAATCAACCAGAATATTTTGCAGCACTTGCATCAACAATTAGACAATTTGAAAGTATCCATGCTCCTACTAATCAAGAAACTCGTAGTAAAAGATTTGTTAGAGCAAAGAAAAAACAATATAATAATTTATTAAAAGCGTTTTCTACGGGGAAGGTTGAGTATTCAGGTCAAGAAGAATCAAGAAATGCAGGTCAGTTTCAACTAGATGCAAATAATAATTTAGTAAATATGGATGGAAGTAAAGTTAGTGATGAAGATGCTAAAAAATTTGATGGGAAAGTTGGGTTTATAAAATACAGTGATGACAGTGGGCAAGAGATTGAAGTATATGGTATCTTTAAAGATGGTGATTTTCTTTCTCAAAGTGTAGAGGATTTAATGGAATATTAATGGTTAAATTTGTAGATACTTTTAGTAGCTCTAGTGTTACATCATCACCACCTACCACTGCCTTATCAACTACAGATGATGTTACAAAGGAGAAACCTGTTGATGAAGATGTGCAATCTTTTGATGACTATTTAAAAAATCAAAAAGATGAACAGAAACAAAATGAAGAATTATTATTACAAGAATATTTAGGAAGTAAAGATGCCTTTTATACTAAAGAGTATTTAAACACTTTAAAACCTAATCGTTTGTTAGATATTTTATATGAAGAGGATAGAGATTTAGTAAACAAATACATCCCTGAATCAGAAACTGCAAAAGAAAGAGAATATATAGTAAAGTCAGTTCCTTCTGCGATTGCACCTTTTGTTCGTGTAATTGCTAAAGGGTCTGGCTTTACTGTTATTAAACCCCTTGCTGAAGTAGACAACGCTATTGCAGAAGATATTGAAAAAACAATGGAAGAAATAAACATTGAAGATATATCTAAAGGAGCAGAAGCAAAGGCTCGTGATTTAACTTTAAGGGAAAAACATGAGGGGGGTGTAGCCACTCTTATTCAAAAAGTAGGACTAGCAGATAATAATTTTACAGCTAGACAAATGGCTAAAAGCGTTGTAGGTAGTACAGATGCTGATGCTAAAGCTGTGGGTATTGGGGCTGCTGATTTTGCAGGTTTAGGCAGTATATATGCTTTTCAAGAAGCTGGTCAAGAAATAGAAAGATTACGTAATCAAAATGCTAGTGCTGTAAATTATATAGCTCCTGCTGCTGTAATGGGTTTATCTGCTTTAGAAGCGTTCCCTGCAACTAAGCTATTGGCTAGAGGTGCAAAATCTATTATTAAAGGAACACCCTTTAGAACACCTGTTAAAACGATTGATGAGATAAGAGAAGAAATAGACCTTGCTAAGGTAAGTGAAAAAGAAAAATATCGAAATGAATTATCTGAAAGAAAATATAATATAGGTTTAGCAAAAGGTGCAACAGAAAGAGTTAGATTAGAAAAAGCTGAAGTTGCTAGAAAAGAAGCATTAAAAAATCAAGACATCCTTGAAGATTTAATTGAGTCATACGAGTTTAGAAATAAAGTTGATATCTCTAAAGTAGTTGAAGGTAAAAAGGTAATTGATTATGAAAAAGCTAGAGGTGTTTCTAAATCTAGGTTACATGAATTAGATGGTTTAGATGAAGATTCAATTAGTTCTTTAGGATTTGGAGATGAAGGATATAGAAATCCTATATTAAATCCAGATAAATTAGACGCAGTTGTTGCTGCTATTGCTGATATAAAAAAAGCAAAACCTGATTCTTTCAAAGATGTAGGAAAAGGTAAAGACCAAGTATCAACAGTGGAAGCAGTATTTAGAGCAAGTGTTGAACAAGACTTTGTGCAAACAGATAAATTTAAAGACATTCTAACAAAATATAATTTATCTATGGATGATTACCTTCAGCTTGTTACAGGTTCAGGTTCTCTTGCAGGGTCTGTATTACAAAAGTTTAGAACAATAAAAAATGCTATGGGAGTTCAAAAAACTCCAGAAGAATTGTATGAAGAAAAAGTTAGAAAAGCATTAGATGGCAGTGGTTTTAGACAGGGATTTAGAAGGTTTGAAAATGTTGTAAGAGGTGCTTTGGTATCTGCCATTGCAACTGCTGCTCGTAACTTTGAGGGTTTTCTTATTAGAGCCCCCATAGAAGGATTAACTTCTATGTTTGAAAATGGTATTCACATGGCAGCAACAAAGGGAACAAAATTTGAATTAACAGATAATCTTGAAACAATAAAAGAAAATCCTTTTAAAAGAAGTTTTCAAATTTATGGAGATATGTTTAGTGACCAAACTAATTTAAAAGACTACACTGATTTTATTTTAAAAAGACCCGAAGCAGGAAGAAATTATGAAAGATTTTATAACCAAGTTGCTGAGATACAACAAGGTTTAGGAAGAGGGCAAGCAAGAGAAAGACAAATTAAAAAACTTATATTAGCAGAAAAAGAATTAGCTGAAAAAGAAGGTAGAAAATTTAGTATTCCAGAAGCTAGAAAAAAAGCTGAAGAGATAGCTGATAAGACACCTACGTTTGGAAAAGTTATGGACCATACTTTAACAGAGTTAGAAGACATGGTTCACTTTTTAAATACCCCAAATAGATTTCAAGAATTTTTAGCTAGGAGAACTTTTTTTCTATCTCACTTAGAACAATTAGTTAAAAGAGAATATAAATTAGATTTAATGCCTACACTAAATGAAGGCAAAATAATGGATTTATTTAATGGCACAAGAGGAGTTGTGCCTGAAGGTGCTAGACAGTTTCAAGAATTAGTTACAGAAGCTACAGAAAGAGCTTTAACTAATACATATGCAGCAGGACCTAAATTTGCACCTTTTAGAAGTGCATTAGATATTTTAAGTGGTATTCCCGGCAGTACATTTTTTTTACCTTTCCCTAAATTTATGTTTAAATCTATGGAGTATATGTATGAAACCACTGCAGGACTACCTACTGCAACCGTTAGAAAAATTCTTTTTGGTAAAGATTTTGTAGGAAAAAAAGGTGAGATAACATATAATGGAGAAATGCTTGCTAGAGGAATGGCAGGTTGGTCAGTGCTTGGTGGAGCTTTCTTAGCTTCTAAAGCAGGTTTTATTCAAGATGATAATAAAGTTATTGTTAATGATAAAGCTATTGATATTACACCACAATTTCCAGCAGCACAATTAGCATATTTAGGAAAAGCTATTGATAAATTATTGACTGGTGGTAAAGGAGATTTTGATAGATGGTTTAGAGCAAATGAATTTATTAAACTATTTTCAGGAACAAATTTTAGAGTTAATACAGGATTAGGAGATTTTGTAGATGATATCTATAGGGCACTTAATAATACAGCTAAAGTAGGTAGTCGAGAAAAAATGATAAGAGATGCAGGTTCTTTTATTGCAGAAATAGGAAGTCGTCTTTTTCAACCTTATCAACAAGTTATTGATTTTGAAAGAGCAGTTGGATTACGTGATAGAAATATACGTACATATAGAAAACCACCTATATTGGAATCAGGAGAAGAGAATGTTCTTATAGATAGTCTTAGAGTTTTTGGACAAGGAATGGAAGAAAAATTTAGACAGAAAGGTCTTATACCTCAAGAAGTATATAAAGAAGGAGATACGATACCTGAAGGTAAAAAGGTAGGAGATTTTAAAAACCCTAGAAAAGAATATGCTATAAAGCAAGGGGGTAGACAAATAAACTATCCAGCATATAAACTTATATTGGGTGTAAATGTAATGGATAAATATACAGAAGAAGAAGAATATTTGCATAGTCTTGGTATACAGGACTATGATATACAAAGTCGTTTAAATTTAGGTGATGATATAGACAATGCATTAAATGAAACTATAAATGGTATTATGCCAATATTAGTTAGACAAACAAAAGCAAAGGAAGAAAGCTTTTTTAGATTTCTTAAAAATCTAAGTAAAAGAAAAAATAAAAAATTTGATGAGGACCAAGCTAGAAGTGACTCTAAAGAATTTGCTAAAAGTTCATTTGAAACAAGATTAAAGATTCTTAAAACAAAATTTAATACACAGTTTGGTAAATTTAGAGGGTCTTCTAATCCACGTTATTTTGAAGAACTTTTTAAACTTAAAAATTATTCTAAAGACGTACAAAGAAAAGGAGAAATTTTGTTTAGAAATTATAACGGCAGAACACCTAATTTAAATGATGTAAAAGATGTAAAAGCATTAAATGACATTATTAAAAAATCAAAAGATTTATAATCTAATTAATAAGTTATAAACTTCTTGTAATTTAATACGACAAGATTCTAACAGTGCTGTTGTAGCTTTTATATCTGCTAGAATCTTATCCTTATCTACATCTTTTTTATTTTTTAGAAACTCTTTAGCTTCTTGCTCTAACTTGTTCACGTTGTTTTACTTTCTTTAAATTTTCAAAGTAAGCTGTATTAAAACCTCTTTGCCATTCTCTATGTTGCATAGAGTTTTGTTTTAACTTACTATCTAAATTACCTCTTTTAAAGGCTTTATATCCCCACCCAAATTGAATACTTAGTGGAGCATCATACTTACTTAGATTTCTTCTCTGTGTTCTCATCTTTACTCTCCTCTTTTTTATTAAAGTATTTCTCTAGTATTTCTATCTTGTCATGGTAATCTGCAATTATTCCAAGATGTTTTTCTATCTCTTCTTGTATATCACCATGCTCACCAATACCTGCAGGTCTACTTAACAACACCTCAACATTGGCTACTCTTCTATTTATCATACCTATATAGTATGATTTAGCAGTATTAATTAACATTTGTCGCATCTTTTATCTCCTTTTTAAAAGCTTTAATCACATCTGATGAAAACAATCTTTGTATATTTAATAGATACATACGTGAAGCATTGTTATCACCACCTTTTACACTTCGTTTATAATCAAGATTGTTGATTATTTTTTTGAGGTTCTTCGTTTCAAAAACAATCGTAGCAAATGTTTCATCTCCAATACAAAGATTATGAAACCAATAGTCTGACTCCGTACTGTTAATTCCACTAGGTTTACCATAGCTCTCATACTCGACAGCAATATTACCCGAAGTTTGCCAAATATCTCTTTCACTTTTCACCTCTATCTTTTTATCTTGTAACATATCGACAATCATTTGTTCTCTTACTTTACCATACTTCAAATCAATGTCAAACTTTTTTCTATTATCTTTACTAGGTTCTATACTCATAAGGAATACTCCTTTCTGTTTGTTAAGTTAAATCAACGACTTCACAAGAGTCTGCTGTACAAGCTAGTTCTCTACCACCTGTGGTAGTATCTTCTCTTTCAAACTCTTGTAGCTTTGACCAATCTATATTCTTTGGCATCTTATCCATCCATTCATTATATTCTTTTTCTGTAATGTCTTGATAAGGTGCTTGCTTATAAGAGTGGTCGCTATGTGGTAAGAAACTAATGCCTGATACTTCATCAAAATGTTTATATACCCAAGCACCAACTTCCATCCATTCTTCTTCTCTAACTGTTATTGTAACAGAGGGTTTATGTTCACACCAATATCTTTGATACATCAACCATGTTTCTAATTGCCATAAAGCAGACTTATCATTTCGCTTGATAGCATTAGGTGGTGATTTCATTGGAAAACTAAACACCATAACACTTTGAGGTTTCATTACATCAGGTTCACTAGGTATGCCTTGCTCTATCATAAACTGTGTTAGTGGGTCTTTTACATCACCTCTAACAGTTCTAATGTAATAATCATTATGTCTAGCATGAATACCACTAGCACTATCTACAAGCTGTGATACTGTGCCACTAGGTTTAACACAAGTAATAGCAGTAGATTGTGGTATTTCTAATTGCTTAGCATAAACAGCATTTGTTGTTACAGCAGTTTCTTTTAAGTTTTCTAACACACATTTTAATATATGATTATCTATACTACCATTCTTAGGAACAAGTGTAGGGCAATCTAATATACCTGTTAAAGATACTCCTAACAATCTTTCTTCTTCTGTATTATCTTTCCATATCTTTCTAATATATTTAAAGTCTGTAAGTGTAGATTGAAATGTACCTAATATTGTAGCAAGTTCTACTTTTTCTTGTAAAGTTTCTAATGTATCATTCTCTCTTGCAACAACTTCAGATAGATTACAGAATTGATAAGGTCTTAGTATAATCTCACTACAAGGATTACAACCAAATGCAAACTCTGTATCTCTTCTACCATTCTTTTTTGCTTGTTTAACAGCAGACTTGCGATTAAAGATACCCCTTTCTCCTGACTTACTTTCTACAAGAGCCAACCATTCTCGCATAAATGTTTCCATTTGTACTTTACCTTTATAGGCAACAGAGTTATTTGCTAATGCTCGTTGTCCTTCTGTTTCCCACCAAGAACCTGACTTAGCGTGTCGCATTTGGTCATCACCAAGATTAGATAAACTAATCAGTGCTGACCTTCTAACCCCACCTACAACAACAACTTCACCAATCTTACACATAATATCATGGCACTCTATTGGATATAATCTTCTACCTGCAGCATTTTTAAATATATCTACACAAAAAGTATATAAGTTAGCTAATGGTTCAGGACCTGATGCTCTACCACCAAACGTCTTCAACCTTGCACCTGCAGGTCTTACCCCCCAAGTATCAAATTGAGGTATCTGTCCTGCATATAACATAGCAATTAACTCTCGTAAAGATTTAGCCCAACCGGGTCTGCTATCTCCTACCTTAATTACTGTATCAGATTCATGGAAGTCTTCATTAATGATAGGTAGCTTGTCTACATTTTCTCGTTCTACAGAAAACCCTACACCTGTACCACACATTAATATATACATACACTCATCAAAGGCTCTAGGGCTATCTACGGGTATATATGAACAGTTATATCCTGCAACATGACATCTATCTAAAGCAGGTCCTGATGTCATCAATGCTCGCATACTTGGCATAATCTGTTGTGAATGTATTGCATCATATAATCTACTTTTTAATTCTGCAGGTATTGTATAATCGTAGTTATTCTCTAAATGATTACTCATATAATCCATATATCTTGTTACAGTTTCTCCCCAAGATTCTCTTCTTTGTTCATCATCTTTCCATCTAGCATACCTAGATAATGCTATGAAGTTTTGGTAATCTGTTGGTAGTGCATTATTCATATTTAATCTCCTTGTATTGTTTTTATATTTTTTATTCTAACTCCATTTATATCATACAAATGGTCTTTAATTGAGTCTTCTACTTCGCTACCAACATCCCCATCAGCAGGTACAGCATACTCTTCATCATCTATATCTAATGTAATATATACTTTTATTTTAATCATGTTCCTTCAACACTATTAGTTTTTTGAGATACCATTCTGCTTTTTTTAAATCTTCAATGCCACCTTTATACCTATATCTCCAAACATATTTAATAATGTTTCCTTGTAAATAATGTTCAAAACCTTCATCCGTAGCAGACTCTATTGCATCAATACATTCTATTCTACTTTTGTTATAATGTGGTGGGCTATTTACATAATCTAAATTCATTGCTAAACTCCTTTTGAAAAATTTACATAGATAATATTATCATCTACCTTATTAGAAGTAGATTTTTTTGTCAATGTTTTTTTAGTTTTTTCTTCAGAGCTTATTACATAATCTTGTATGATACCTCTTATATCATCATTAGATTCCATAACAGGAACAGAAGAACAAATCATTTTTACAAAGTGCATCAAAGAATAATAATCATCATCACTTAAATCATTTCCGGGTTGAGTTACAATAGACATATCTATTTGTCCTGTCCACCTACCTTTAATATCTAACATTGGTTTTATTCTAACTGTATAATCGTTTTTATCTAAATCCATAAGTCATCTCCTTTTCTTTTTATGTTAATTATCTTTGGGTATTTATCTTTACCTTTCTCTTTTAACCACTCTTTAGGTATAATTCTATTTGCAAACTTAAAGTTATGTTGTTCACACCATTTAGCATATGTTGTAGGAGAACCTCTATATAACCTATTGTTTTCATTTTGAAAAACAAATCTGATATCTAAACTAGGATGCTGTTTTTTTATCGCTAAATGTTTCATTCTATCAGATTGTTTAAACCATCCTTTTACTTCAATAATAATACCATTGTCAAGAACAAAGTCAGGAACATAGAGTTTTTTTCGCACTTCAAACCATGCTATTTTTATCTTTTCATATCTAAATTTTCTTTTAACTTTTTTTAAAAGTTTAGAAACATAGAACTCAAAGATACTTCTATATCCTGCCTTTGTTGCTTGCTCTTTTGTTAGCTTAGAAATTTCTTTAAAAAAAGACACTTCTGTACCTAAACGGACTCCACTCGTCTGAAGAAGTATAACCAAGAGCTTTTAGTTCTTCACGTACAGCTTTCTCTGCTTCTTTCTTTGCTTCCAAAGCAGCTCGTAAACTTGATGTACGTTTTTCTCTAAACTCTTTTTTCTTTTCCATCAAAGTTTTTTCCATCTCTTTGATTTCTTCAGCTAACATTTCCATTTCATTATCCATTTATTTGCTCCTTTCTTTTATACTAATGTATGGCACAATCTTTTTAGTTTGTGCTTGTGAAACTAATGAAGGTAAATCTTGTAAAGATTCCCAACATTCATATCTAAATGCACAGAAGATACAACCATCATTTAATATCTTGTTACCTGTAGGTTTACCTCTAAAGGTTTCATCAATAGGTTCAAAACATCTTTCAAATTTATTATCTTCTATTTTAGATATTGTATTCTTAATATTGGTACACTCTTGTTCAATGTCAAGACTTGTGGCTGGTACATATTTAAAATCCCCATTGGCTTTATTAACTACCCACCAACCACCTGCCTTTTTATTGGATGCTTTAGCATAACCTGCAAGCTGTGCTATATATCCAAATCCATCAGACTCTTTTAACTTTTCAAAAGAATCAAACTTATTTATATAAGACCAATTAGATGCTGATTTAATATCATCTACTGCATCATTAATAACTAAGTCATAAGTGCCTTCTATTTGAGTACCATCTAAATCTAACTTAACCTTATCAGAGTTTTTATATTTAACTCCTGCTTCTTTTAAAAGACCTTTAAAGATAGCTTCAATGATATCACCTATCATCATATTCATTACAAATGTAGTAGGTCTAGGTAGTGCTTTTTCAGGTTTGTTCTTTTCAAACCAAAGTTGACAACTAGGTCTACCTACATTTGACATTCTAAGTTTAAACTTATCTCGTTTAGTCCTAGAACCAAATTGACGACTAAGAGTTTCCTCTATATCTTTAGAAACTTGTTTAATAGTTTCTTTAGACATAGAGGACTTACCCTTTGTAGCATTATCAAGGTATTGATGCAACGCTAATTCAGCAGGGTGATGCATTAGTCATCATCCTTCTCGATAATACCATCAAGTATTGCTCTTCCTTTATCAATAACTTCTTCATCAGATAGTTCATCATCATCATCATCAGGAATAGCTCTCTCTGTCCAAGCATTAATGATATACTCATTATAACCTTTGACCCACTCAATAAAGTCAGCAAATCTATCTTGTTCACCTTGAGATAGTTCAAGTGTTTTAGTAGTATTCATGCTAACTGTAGGTAGAAAAAAGCTGTTACCATTAGGTAACTTTCTTTCCATTGTTGTACCCTCTAGCATATGTTGCACTGGTAGTCGTTTCATCTTTGCTAGTTTTGCAAAGACAGTTCCAACATCTTTAAATGCATCTCTATTTTCTATCTCCCAAATAAAAGGAATATCTTTAGGTAAGTCTTTCTTATTACCTTGTTCATCCTTTGAATTGGTAAGGGTTACTGTTCCTAACATCACACGAACTCGTTTTATCTGTTTGATAAGCTCTTGAGTATCTTGAGGTAATGCTTTAAAGTCTTGTATATAACCTGCTGGTTTACCACAGTTAAATCCACCATCATTATCTTTTAAATCCATGTTAAGATTATCAGCCATAACAGTTTTAATATAACGATTAGGTGTTTTATCTGTACCTTTAACAAATCTTTTATACATAAACCTTTGCATGAAGGGTCTTATCTCTACTTTATCTGCAAAGAAAGTTCCAAAACCTAACTCGCTACCTTCAGGTAACTCTAATTTATAAGTTCCTGCTTTAACTAAAATTTTATCTGCTCCTAAAATAGGTGCATGATTTATTCTTAGTCTAGCAAGAGTGCTTGCTTTTTTCTTTTGTGTTCCTTCAGAAGCTATGCCCATAACTTTAGCCATAGCATTAAAGTTATTAGTATCTATTGTTGTTATTTCTGTATTCATAATATATTTACTCCTTTCGTTAAATGTTTGTTAGTTATATCAAACTACATCTTTCGTGTCAAGCCAATTAATACCTATTTTTAAATCTAATTTTAGAGGAACATTAAACTTAATATCCCACTTTGATTGAATTAAATTACATAAGTCATTGTCAACACTTTTAATTAAAAATATAACTTGCTTTTCTTCTTCGGGGTGTACATCAATTACAATCGAATCATGTACAGTATTTACAACACATGATTTTAAATGTGTTAATAAATTATCAATATGCAATAATACTATCGGAACAATATCAGCAGTAGCAAAAGATTGTACTGGATAGTTTTTTATCTGTGTAAAGTGTGATACACTACCATTACTTCTTCTAGTAACATGAGGAAAACTAAACTCTCTACCTGATGGTGTTTTTATTAACCTATCATTTATAGCTTCTTTAGCCAATTTGGTATGCCAAAGTTTGATTCCTTTGTATTTTTCTGTAAAGTGTTTGTAGTATTCTGCTTCTGCTTTTGTTCTTCCGTATCCTGTTGCTCCATAGAGAGGTGCGAAGGTATGTGCTTTTGCATCTTGCCTAGAAGTCTTTTGACCTGCACTCGTAATGATATTTGCAGTGTAACTATGTACATCAAAATTATTTTTAACCTCATTGATTGCCACCTCGTCTTGTGATAAGTAGGCAGCAGTACGAAACTCTAACTGAGCAAAGTCAGCTTCGAGTATCTTGCCACCTTTAAATCGTGATACAAATACTTTCTTTACAGGAAATGTACCACCTCTAGGCATATTCTGCATATTAGGATTAGCACCACTAAACCTACCTGTCGCAGTTCTATGCTGTAATAATTGTACGTGAAGTTTACCATCACTCTTTGTATAAGCATTTATACCCTCAACAAAAGAAGATAAGTAAGAATCTACAGCACTTAATCTACGAACCTTATATAAAAAGTCTACAGCTTTATTCATATTATGTGTCTTGGCTAATCGTTCTAATATTTCAAGATTACCTTTAGATGTAGTGAACCCATTTGCACTTGCCCATTTAGACGTTGGTGGTCTAAATTTTAATCCTGCATAATCCATAGTATCCACATATAAATAGCCAATCCCACTGCATATTTTGCATTTATTATCATTAGCGAATAATCTACCATCTTTTCTAACCTTTCTAATTTTTCCTTTACCAAAACAAGTTTTACATTGCTTTGCTTTTGTTTTAAATAATCTTGTTGTTTGTTTTTTTATCATAGTTCTAAACTCAGAGTCAAGCATATATGGATTAATAGAGTTTGACCAAACTTCTTTGTCATTAACTTTTCTACCATATATAACCCAAGATAATTGTTCAGGACTATTAAGATTAATAGGTGTATCTCCCATCAATTCTCGCACTTGTTCTTGTAAACTTTTTTCAAGTTCTACTTTTTCTTTTTTAAACTCCAAACATACTTCTTGTAATTTATCTTTGTCTACTTTAAATCCTCTGTGATACATTTTAGCTAAACAAATAGATACCTCATTGGTTAATAAAACTGTATTCATTAATCCCGAATGTTCTACTGTGTTTAATTTTTTGTACAACCTATCAGACAATTCATGTGTAGCTTTTAAGTCTGCTTGTAAATACTCTATTAACTCTACTCTAGGTATCTCATCAACATTTAAACCTTTTGCAAAATATTGCTTCAAAGTATCTTGCTTTTTAGTTTCTAAGTCATACCTTTCAGCACAAGCTTCAAGAGATAGTGGTTCTTTAATACCTCGTTGAAGCACGTACTCTGCTAACATAGTATCAAACACAGGACCATCATACTTAAATCCACACTCCCATAACCAAACTAAATCATATGCAATATTATGACCAATTAAAATAGTTGCTTGGTCTAACAACTCTTGTAACCCAGCAAAATCATTCTTTTCGTCAAAGAGGTAATATGTATTATCTTCTTTCTTTGCACCTACTAAAACTAATCTGTTAGTAGGTTCAAATGGGTCAAGATGTTTTCTATCATCTCGTTTAGTTATTGTGTTCTCAACATCTATTGTAAGTTTCATATCCTATACTCCTATAAAATGTATGGCAGTTGATAATATACCTAGTGCAACGATAAAGATAACAACAACCTTTAGCACTAAATCTATCTCAATACTACTTAATAAATGAAAAATTCTTCCAAACATTATTTATCTCCTTTCTTTTTTGGAATCTCTAGGAAGTTCATGTTCATACTAAACGACCTACGTTCTCCTTTTGTTTTAAATGGATAGACACAATGAAATAATTGTGCAGGAAATATATAGAAATCTCCTACTCTAGGTTTCACTAA